CTGTTTAAATTTGCCCCAAAACGACTCAAAGAGCCACGAAAATGACTAAGAAGGTCACAGAAGGTCACGTCCTGCCTAAAGAGGTCTTAAATCGGCTCACAACGGTTTTGGGTAGGGACACAGAAGGCGTTTTCGGCATTTCTACGCCTAGAATCCACACGCCATTGAATGATTTGCCCTCAAAAGGGCATGAGTTGATCGATTTGGCGTCAAGCATTGGCGTTGAGCTTATGGAATGGCAAAAATTCTTTCTTATTCACAGCCACAAGGTAAAGCCCGACGCCAGGTGGGCAACGCCCCTGAACGTTTGTGTCGTAGCCAGGCAAAACGGAAAAAGTTTTTTGCAGCAAATTAGAATCCTTGGCGGGCTTTTCTTGTGGAATGAGCCGCTTCAAATTGGATCAGCTCACAGACTGGCCACGTCGCTTGAACAATTTAGGGCTTTGGTTTCACTGATTGAAGCAAACGACTCATTGGCAAAACAGGTCAAACGTATTCGCTGGGCGCATGGTGCTGAAGAAATTGAAACATTGCACGGGACACGGTTTATGGTCAAAGCTGGCGGTTCAGCTGCTCGCGGTGTTTCACGTCCTGAAACAATCCACCTAGACGAATTACGTGAAATGACTGATCTTGAATCATTTGCGTCATTGCGTTACACACTTATGGCAGCGCGCAATCCTTTAGTTATGAGCTACACAAATGCTGGCGATTCTAGTTCGGTTGTCTTAAATGCTTTTCGGGAAAGAGCCTTGGCCAAAATTGCTGGTGCAGATGATGAAATAGGTTACTTTGAATGGTCAGCACCAACTGACGAGATAAGTGTTGAAAATGCACGGCACAGCAATCCAGCCATGGGCATAACAATCCACGCGGACAACGTACGAAGCGTTTTGAACGATCCAGCCGACGTGGTTATGACTGAAGTTTTGTGTCGCTGGGTTGTGGCAATCTCCAGCGCAGTCGATTCGGCGTCATGGGCAAATTGCCTTAATAAAGACGTCGACCTAGATCCTGAAAAACAAACCTGGCTGGCAATCGATCTTTCACCCGATAGAAAACATGGCAGCTTGGTTGCGGCTCAAAAACTCGGTGATGAGAGCTTTGTTGTCAAGCTTTTACATACCTGGGCGAATGACTTGCAGCTAGATGACAAGGCCGTTGCCAACGACGTGGCAGATTATGCCCGCAAGTATGCAATTGAATACGTTTTGTATTCACGAAAGACAAGCGGCGCAGTTGCAGCCCGCCTTTCACCCGCTGGCATTGCCGTATTTGACATGGACGGTGCTTACCCACAAGCGTGTGACGAATTATTGTCGGCAATCAATAGCGGTCGCTTAAAACACAGGGGACAGTCACAATTGACGGACGAAGTTTTATCTGCGGTGCAATTGCGTCGTGGTGACGGCGGCTGGGTTATTGGACGTCGTGCTTCAAAGTCGGTTGTGTGCGGTGCAGTAGCAACAGCATTGGTTACACATTTTGCGACACGCCCAACGAATGATCTTGACATCATGGTAGGTTGATCGTATAAGCCTGACACAATTTGGGCATGGGATTTTTGGATTTATTTAAACCAGCAAAGGTTGAGGCTGCCGAAAAAAAGACAGTTGACGCCGATCTTGCACCGTACTATTCAGAAAACAACAATTTTTTCTATTACGGTATTTCAACGGCCAACCGCGCCGAAGCAATGTCCGTGCCAACAATTGCCAGAGCTTTAGGCATTGTTCAAACTATTGCGTCATTGCCTATGCACACGCGCAACGTGGCAACTGGTGAAAAGGTCACACAGCCACGGGTTATCAATCAACCTGACCCACGTATCCCAGGCGTTACGTTTTGGTCATGGATTATCTCGGACTTATTTTTTCACCCTAATGCTTATTGCTTTGTGACTGATCGTTATGCAGATACAGGCAAAATCCGAGCAATGGAAAGAATTGCACCAGAGCGCGTAACTTTTACCCTGGATCGAACCAGCACGGAAATCACAGCTTACAGAATTGACGGCAGCGCAATCGATTCTTCTAACCTGGTTGTTTTTCCAAATACCCAGGAAGGTTTGCTAGGCCGTGCAGGTCGCACAATCAAGGCTGCCGCAGCTTTAGAAAAAGCAAGCATGAATTTTGCCATTGAGCCGATTCCACAAATGATTTTAAAGTCAAACGGCACATCATTGCCCGCAGATCGTATTAGTGCATTGCTTAACGCTTGGCGATCAGCCCGCGCCAACAAATCAACAGCATTTTTAAACGCTGACGTTACATTGGAAACTTTGGGTTACGATCCAAAGAATTTGCAGTTAAACGAAGCTCGCAATTATGTTGCTTTAGAATTAAGCCGCGCATGTAACATGCCAGCCTATTTTACAGACTCACAACAATCATCATTTACATACGCAAATGCACTTGACAAGCGACGTGACCTAGTTGATTTCGCGTTTCGCAGTTACATGTCAATTATTGAAGAACGTTTGTCATTTGCAGACTTCACGCCTGCCGGTAACGAAGTAAAATTTGATCTTGACGATTTCCTACGTGGCAATCCTATGGAAAGAGCGCAAGTGTATGAAATCTTAAACCGAATCGGCGCAATGTCGGTTCAGGAGATACGCGAGGAAGAAGACATGTTGCTATGAGCAAAAAAGTAATCACACCAATGCAAATCATTGCAGCTGATTCAAACAGCCGCACAATTTCAGGTCGCATTGTGACGTTTGAAGAAACAGGCAATGCGTCTATCGGTAAGGTGCAATTTGCACAAGGATCAATTGAGCCAACATCAGTTTTGCTGAATCTGGAACACGACCGCACACGTCGTATTGGCAAAACACTCTCGATCTATGCAACAAAGCAAGGAATCGACGCGACATTCAAAATTGCCGAAACAACCGCGGGCAATGACGCACTTGTAGAAGCTCAGGAAGGTTTGCGCGACGGTTTTAGTGTCGAAGTCATGTTTGATGAATACGAAACAATGGACGACGGCACAGTTCGCATTTTAAAAGGCGAATTAACTGGTGTCGCATTAACGTCAGAGCCAGCAATCCGATCAGCCCGCGTTGAATCAGTCGCGGCAACAGAGGACGACCAAATTTCAGATTCGACAATCGAACCTGAATCAACAACAACCGAAGGAGACGAAGTGGAAGACACCGTCAAGGACGCTTCAACCGCAGAGACGGTAGAAGCCGCACAGTCAGTAACGGCAGCTGCTAAGCCAGCCGCCCTCGCAAGCCCGCTAGATTCACAGCGCGTTCGCACACCAATCGTAAACAAGGCGACTTACCTAGAGCACTCAGTTCGTGCAACACTAGGCAACGAGCAATCTAAGTTGTATGTTGCAGCAGCAGCAGACACAACTGACAATGCTGGCCTTGTACCAACACGTCAGCTAACAGAAGTAATTAACGGCATTTCAAATGCAGATCGACCATTTATCGATTCAGTCAGCACAGGCGCATTGCCTGACGCTGGAATGACTTTTGAAATTCCTAAGATCACAGTCGCACCAACAGTCGCAGTAGCGTCCGAAGGCGGCACACCGTCAAACACAGACATGAACAGCGCGTTTGTTTCAGTAAATGTACAGAAGTTTATTGGCCAACAGACATTTAGCCTAGAAATTCTAGATCGCAGTTCACCAGCGTTTTTTGATGAGCTTGTCCGTCAAATGGAATACGCATACGCAAAGGCAACTGATGTTGCAGTCGGTACAGCACTGATTAACGGTGGAACAGACGGCGGAAACCGCGCAGCACTAACAACAGGTGCTTTGGTTGCTGACTTTGTTTCAGACGCAGCAGTTTCAATCTACAAGGGCACATTGGGCTTTGCTCAAAACATTGTCGTTTCACCTGAACAGTGGGGCGCACTTATGGGCTTAGTTGACGGATCAAACCGTCCAATCTTCCAGCAGACAATCAACCCACAAAACGCGGGCGGAACATTGACTGCAACAGCGATTCGCGGAAACTTACTTGGTTTAAATCTTCGCGTTTCAACTGCACTTACAGATGGATCAGGACTTGGTGACAACACATTGATCGTTGTCAACCCAACGGCTTACACATGGTATGAGTCTCCACGTCTACAACTATCAACAAACGTGATCTCAACAGGTCAGGTTAACGTTGCGTACTACGGTTATGGCGCAGTTGCTACAAAGCTTGGCGCTGGTTCTTACCGTTTCATGGTTGCATAACCACAAACTAATCATGCGCTAGGTATCCTCCCGAGCCTAGCGCAGCCGAACGAAAGGAACGGAAATGCCAAGTATCATTTCAACCGCACAATTGCGCACGGTGCTTGGCGTTTCCGTTTCCTTGTATCCTGACAGCGTTTTAGATGAGATCATTAACACCGCAGAAGCCGTCATTTTGCCTATGCTTGTGGCAAACACATCTGCAGTCGATTCATACAAACTTGAAATAAATGTCGCTTACTTTTACACAGTGCGCCCACATTATTTTGTTGAGGGTCAATCTGTCATTGTGACTGGTTTGCCTGCGCCTTTTAGCAATACTTTTACACTTTCAAAGGACATTGGTGCTCGTTACTTTACAGCCAGCCTGGTAAATGCTGACGTGGCCATTCGCCCTATCGTGCCAAACGGCACAGCTACACTTTCGGGTTATTCTGCGGCCAATCTTTACGCAAATTCACCAGCAATTGAATCAGCCGTTTTGGCCGTATCCGTCGAGGTATTTCAGTCACGTGTTGCAGCTGGTGGCGAAATTCAGGGCGTCGATTTTACGGCTACGCCTTATCGAATGGGTCGCAGCTTGACCAATCGCGTGTCAACACTTTTGCAGCCATTCTTGGACGTTGAAACCGTGGTGCAGTAATGCCCGCCAACTCAATTGCCGAAACAAGATCAGCACTAGCAAATGCATTTGCGTCACTAGCTGCCAACATTTACCCAAGCGTGCCAGAGTCGCCAATCCCACCAGCAATCGTGGTCGTCCCAGATTCGCCTTATGGCGAAGTCGTGCTTATCGGTAAGAGCGAAGTAAAAGTCAAACTCAATTTTGCTATTTCAGCAATTGTTGCTTCAAACAGCAATGCTGGATCACTGGACAATCTAGAAAAGCTCATCATTGGAATTCTTGCGGCAATGCCGTCAGGATACGTTGTAGGCACAATTGAAAAGCCAACGGTTTTGGAAGTAGGTCAAAGCCCAATGCTAGTCGCCGACATCAACGTTTCAACTTACTACACACAGACAATCTAAGGAGTAAAAATGCCAACAACAGTAATAACTGGGCGCGACGTCACCTTTACTATTGGTGGCAATAATTACGACGCTCAAGCAACAAGCGCAGTATTGTCAAACAGCCCAACAATTGAAACTTACCAAACACTTGACGGCAAGGTGTACAAGCACATTGACGATCAATTCACATTCGACGTCGAAATGCTCGCAGACTGGGGCGCAACAGGTTCATTGTGCGAAGGTCTATGGAACGCAACAGAATCAGCACCAAACACAGGAATCAGCACAGTCATGACAGCTGCCAGCGGTGCAACATTCACATTCCAGATTTTGCCAGCATTTCCAAGCGTGGGAGGCAGCGCACCTGACGCACAAACAGTATCGTTGTCATTCACAGTAATTGGCACACCAGCCGAAAGCTTCGCTTAAAAAATAATCGGGAGGAAAAATGAAGTTACCAATCACAATTGAATACAACGACGGCATGCAAGCAACTTATGTTGCCGCACCGCCTGAGTGGGTTAAATGGGAAAAGCACACTGGCAACACCATTGCACAAGCGCAAGAAAAAATCGGAATTTCCGATTTAGTTTTTTTGGCTTATCACGCCATGAAACGCGAAGCTGCGGGCAAGCCAGTTAAGCCAATCGACATTTGGACGGAAACCATTGCCGAAGTAACGGTTGGTGACGCAAACCCAAAAGTTACCCAGTCGGAAGCCTAAGTCGAATTGTCTGGGAGGTAGCCTTGGCTACGGGGCTACCCCCAGACGTATTTGAAACCGCCGAAGACATTTTGACAGTTATTGAAATCATGGAGAGGCGCAACAATGGCAAGTGACGCAATCACTTATGACAAAGCCGAATTGCGATCAATTACGCGGGCATTTAAGGCAATGGACGACGAAGCTATTGCCCAAGCCAAGCAAACGTCAAGCGCGCTTGCTGATTTCGTGCGTGCCAAAATTGTTAGCGCAGCCAGCAATCTAACCCGCAACCGTTTAGACAATAAAGTTGCCGAGGGTTCCAAGGTTTCAAAGTCATCAAAAATTGGTGAAATCAGTTTTGGTTTTGCGGGTCAAAAATTAAGCGGTGGCGGTACTACTCAACAGCTTTGGGGCGGTGCTGAATTTGGTTCAAATAAATACAAGCAATTTCCAGTCTGGTCAGGTCGTGAAGGTCGCGGGTCGCGCGGTTGGTTTATTTATCC